CACAATCTCAGCCTCAGGTAAAGAAATCACCTCCCAATAATCATCCAGCACTTTAGGTGCCACAGGATCCTCGAGAAATTTATTCTTATCTGGAAATTTCAAATTCCAGGGATATCCACAACTAGTAGACTTATCCATCTCCTGAACCACAACATCACGGTCCAACACAACACTCCCTCCCATAACCGGAAAGAAATGTTCTTTTGTCCACTCCAAACTTAAACGCCAAGCATCAGCTTGCTTCTGAGACATAACAGGTTGAAACTTGTCATACTTAGAAGCACTCTTATACGAGGCTCTCAAACTTGGAAAAACCATTCTGTAGCCAGATGGCAATTTAATGCCTCTCTCTCCACAAAATACCTTAAAACTAGTATTTAAATATTCACGATTACGATAATTATAATGACGATTAACTTGACCAATATATTCCACATTTTTCTTAGTGAAATATTTACCAAAGTAACTGGTCTCAAATTCTTCGACATCACCCTCCTCTATTCCTCTACTCAAAAAGACCTTGCGATCAAGGTACTGTTCGTACCATTGACCCCACAAGCCAAACTCAGGAGGAGGGACAATTAAAAAGACTCAGCAGCAATTGCGCCACCGATCTTCCCAATAATTGCCCGTGTAACAGGGGTAAATATCGTATCAACACCACTACCAGCAGTATGAATACCAACCATGTGTCCATTAATATTGATAACTGGAGACCCACACGCACCATTCTCACTAGAATAGTTTGCATAGGCTTTTTCGTCACCAATATCTGTACGCACAGATTTAACACGATTATGGTTACTCTTCTTATCAAAAGTACCATTATCATTTCTTTTAAGATACACCAACATAACTTGTGCCCCAACGGAGGTAGCACTAGTATACAGTGTGGTATCCAACACTATTCCAGCAGGACGAGGGCATTTAACCCAATCTCTTCCCACAAGAACAAAATCAGAACGCTTCAAGATGTATTCAACACCCTTAAACGTCAATGTCGCTTCTACAGCACCAGTTTCAACAAAAAGGTGTTGACACGTATGAACGCTATTACACGTCAACGTTGCACCCATCCATTGAGAACCCAATGGTCCAGTAGCAGTAATATGGCATAAATTATCCATAGCAGGAGTCAAAACAAAC